TTTCTATATGTTAAATATGCTCGTTCCGTCCTTTCGGTTCGGGCTTTTTTATTTCTTCCTACAACAAAATCACAACAATACCTATAATGTTTCAATCTTTTTTTGTTTACATTTCCTTACGATCTTGATGAGGCATACTTTTGGGATAAAAAAGTTTATGTCTTCCATATCAATAGATATCACTGCCAATTACAAGCAAGTAGACGAGGCTATCAAGAAAATAGAGGAGCTAAAGAAGGTCTTGAAGGATGTCCATGTGGATGATCCCAGATCGAAAGTCATATTGTCCCAGATAGAGGATCAAAAGAAAGTGATCGATGAGCTTACCGAGCAGGTACGAAAGCTAAAGGAGGAGCAAGCCCAACAAGTCCAATCGGCTATCAATGATAGCAAGAGACAAGAGCAAGAGATAGCTAGGCTTGCGCAATCCTATAAGGCGTTATATGAGCAAATGAACGCCGAGGCCGGAAAGACCAAAAGAACGGTCGAGGTAATTCCTCCGTCTGCCGCCCAGACGCAAGCTACCGCCCAAGTGAACCAACAGAGATCGGCTTATGACAACCTTAACGAGGAAATCACCAAGGTAAACGGGACATTGGATCAGCATGTGGCGAAGCTTATCCGAGAACAAGGCTCATTGGCTAAGGTAAAAAACGAGCTGGCCAATCTAGCCAAGCAGGAGAAAGACAACGGATCGTTAAACGATAAGCAAAAACAAAGAAGGGAGGAACTTACCAGATCCTTATATGAGTACAAGCAGAATATATCCTCTCTCCAGCAATCCATACGTAACGATGTAAAGCTGAACAAGGCCGCTCAAGGATCTATTGATGAATTGTCGTTATCCTTGGGGAAGATGAGGGATCTTTATCGTTCCATGAGCGCAACGATGCAATCCTCTTCTTTCGGGAAGGCGTTGCTGTCAGAGATAAAAAACGTGGATGCGGAGGTCAAGCGGCTTGACGCTTCTCTTGGCAATCATCAAAGAAATGTAGGTAATTACGCTAGCGCATTGGATGACGCAAGCGTCTCTCTTAATGACATGATGAAAAATATATCGGCGCTTCCCGGTCCTATAGGGCAATCTGCTTCCGCCATGCAAGGCTTGACTAAGGCATCCTTGCGATTTATTGCCACGCCAATAGGGTCGGGGGTTGGTGGGAGATCGTTGGCTCTTATGGCCTTGACTTCTTGGTTTAAACGAACAAGGGAAGGTGAGGAAGCGTTGAATGTCACGAGTGCTTATTTCAAGCAAACCTTGGATTCCATATTAGATGTGGTGGATGATGTGGGCGAATGGCTTTATAAGGCGTTCACAAAGCCCAAAGAGGGTGCAAAGGATTTAGTTGATTTTATCAAAGATCATTTGATGAATCATTTAAATGCTTTGGGAAAAGTCGGTGCGGCTGTATGGAAAATATTAGGCGGTGAGGTAGGAGAAGGGTTGAAAGATTTAGGGAACGCTATCGCACAAGGTTTTTCCGGTATAGAGGACCCGTTGAGTAAAGCTTCTAAATTCATGGACGATATAATAGATAAGGGTAATAAACATGCAAAATTAGCTAGACGTGAGAACGCTTTAGAGAATAGGCGGACGGCTTGGATCGCAAAAAGAGCGGAGATTGAGGCTAGAATAAGCGAGTTGAGGGAGAAATCTCAAAATGCGGCTTATTCAGATAAAGAACGTCTGGAAGCCTCAAAAGAAGCCTCTAAGTTGGTAAAAGAAATGTATGATGAGGAGGTAGATATGGCTCAAGAACATTTTGAGATCATAAAAGAGACAAATTCCTTGTCGCATTCTAATGGGAAAGCGTTGCAGGAACAAGCGGAAGCAGAGGCAGACGTAAATAAGCAATTAGCGGAAAGAGCATCAAGACTTCGTGAATTGTCTAGTCAGCAGAGAGAAATAGGTAACAGGATTAAAGCCCAAGGCGTTAGCGCCAATAAAGAAAAGGTTGAGACCTCCGAGAGACTTATGGCTATAGAGGAAGGCCGCAAGAAGATCCAAGATAAGGAATTGGAGGTAGAGATGCAGATCCAGCAAACCCGCATAAACGCTATGAAAGAGGGATCGGATAAGCGTATCGCCCAATTAAGGCTTGATTATAAGAAGCAGACACAAGAGGTTACGAAATTAGGGGAGGTGTTCTTGAAGGCTCAACAGGAGATCGAGAGAAAGGCGTTCGAGGCGGCTAATCCTAAAGCCAAGGAAGAAGGGAAGGCTTTTACTCCCACAACAACGAAGGTTTCTGAATTGCCACAGGAGCAATTACAGCTACTTGCTGATATGTTAGCGGCTATAACGATCGAGACACAGGCTAAAGAGGCTGAGTTACTCAAGGGTACATTGGATAAGTATAAGGATTACGCCAAACAAAGGGAGGATATCGAGAAGCAATACAATGAGGATGTCAAGTTTTTGCAGAGCCAGAGAAACGAGGAGAACGCCAAACAGATAGACTCCGCTTTAAAAGAGGCTGACAAGAAAAGGAAGGAGAGCCTATCTAAGATCAACCTAGAGGAACTCAAGGAGAATATAGATTGGACTTCCGTGTTCGGTAACCTTGACAGAGTTGCTACCGAGGCATTGTCCGGAATCAAGGAAAAGCTCCAACAATACCTTCAAGACGCTGTCGGAACCATAAGCAAGGAGGATTTCAAGACGGTATCGGATGCTATCGAGCAAATCAACGAGGCCATGACCGATCGAAAGCCTATCGATCAATTACGCCAAGGGTATGATGAGTATAAGGAGACAATAGAGGAAGTGGCCGTCGCTCAAAAAGAGTTGAATGATCTGGAGTCTAGCGGGGCCGCATCCAAGGAGGCTTTGGAGATGGCGAACAAAAAATTGACGGAATCGTTAAACAAGCGTAGATCCTCCTTGGTCAAGATGACATCGGCCATAAACTCCATGGGAGAGAAAGGGCAGGATATCGTTACTGCTGGGAATAATATTGCTGATATGCTCACCGACTTGGGTGTTTCCGTCCCGGAATCCATATCCAAGGCTTTGGACGGAGTGAGTCAAGTCATGTCCAGTCTGGCTAGCATAGATCTCACCAAGCCGTTTAGTGTCATTACGTCCGCTACCGGTATAATCGGAGGTATCGGCAAGGCCATAGGAGGATTGTTCGGTGGTGGTAAGAATGTAGTGGCTCAAGAGACGATCGATAGCTATAATAACCTCATGGAGGTGATGGATGGAGTTATCTCCCGTCAACAGGAATTACTTGATGGATTGAGCGGGGCCGATGCGATGGAGGCTTATAATAGGGCTAAAGATCTTATCGAAAAGCAGATTGACATGACCAAGAAACTAGGCTTGGCCCAGCTTAATGCGGGGTCAAGCTCGGGTTCTCATTCTTATGGATATAGGGCTATCCGGGATTTGAGGGCTTATGATAAGGAATTGAAGGCTATCGGCATTGATCTGGACTCGTTGGGAGGCCGTGCGGAGGGCTTGTTCGAGCTTGATCCGGAAGTGATAAGGCAACTCAAGGATGATGTCCCGGAAGCTTGGTTTAGGATAGATGATGACGCTAGGGGATATCTTGAGACATTGATAGATCTGGATGACAAGACGAAGGAACTGGAGGAGGATAGCAAGGAGGCTCTTACTGGCATATCCTTTGATTCCGCAAGGTCGGAGCTTAGGAATCTCCTGCTGGATACTGACACCACGATGGCCGAAGTTGCGGAGCATTTCGAGGACTATATGAGACAAGCCATTGTCAATACTATAATTGACAAGACATTAAGTGAAAGAATCAAAAAATGGTATGAAAAATTCTCTGAAGCTATGGCTGATGGAGAGTTAAGTGATTTAGAAAAAAGGAATTTACAGGAAACCTATAAAAAGATATACGAGGATGCCGCCAAAGAGAGGGATGCTGCATTTGAGGCCGCAGGGCTTGAGAAGGAGACAAAGACAGAGGATCAAAAGGCTACCGCCAGAGGTTTCGAGACCATGACACAGGATCAGGCGGCGGAGTTGAATGGGCGTTTCACGGCGTTACAGGAAAGTGGAAATGTAATCTCGGAGCAAAATTTGACACAGACATCCTTGTTGTCAAGTATTGTTACCTCTATTGGAGGTGTTTTGTCCGCCAATGATTCCGTAAGGGATATAGCGGGAGAGATACGGGATTTTCAAGTTCAATCGTTTTTGGAAATACAAGAGATAAATGACACGACAAAAAGCATAGATAAGACATTAAAGAAGATGTCACAAAACATAGAACAAGTGAAAATAAATACGGGAGGGATATAATGATAGGGCAATTATATATAAATGGAAGTGACGCATACATGATGTATGGTGTCATCATGGGGGATGGTTTCATTGAGAACATATCGATGGCCGCTCCATTAAAAGAGTTTGTTGAGAATGATAGCCGTCTTGAGCATGGCAAGAGAATGATAATATCCAATCCTCGGTTAGCTAGCCGCAACGTGAACCTTACTTTTACGATAAACGGAAAGACACCAGAGGAATACCTAGATCATTATAGGGCTTTCGTAGCGGAACTGCATAAGGGTAACGTTGCTCTACGTGTGCCTGCATTAGGGGAGACCTATAAGTTGGTATACCTAAACTCAGCGTCATATGCCTTGGATGGATCTCGCACCGTCTCCAAACTGGCTTGCAAATTTGTCGAGCCTAACCCATATGACAGGGCGTAGCAACAAAATTACAACAATCCCGCCATTGTTTTTTTTAGGTCCGCTTGATTTTTTGCCATCCCCCTTATATGCGTGAACTTTGAGTTCATGATCGAGATAAAGGACATATTGGGCAATACTCGTTTCTCGACCCCTATAAACCGGGGCGCAAAGGGGAGATTCACCTTGATGAAGGAGGACTATATAACCCTTCCTTTTAGCGTTGAAACGCCTATTGATTTCAAGCCGGGCGACTATGTGGACATGAGAGGGGTACTCGATGACGCTTTAGGAGGTAAGTTGTCCAAGGTATATAAATACCTATCCTTGCAGAAGCCCAATGTGGTGCCGGGAAAATATGATTATGAGTTAAGGTTGGACGCTTATTATTATGAGTGGAACACGAAGATATTCAAGTATACCCCGGAAAATCATGGACAGGAGGCAGGATGGAACCTTACCGCCACTCTTGACACGCAACTGGGCGTGTTTCTGCGGAACCTTCAAACTAAAGGAGATAAGTATTACGGCGGCGTTTTTGACTTTGATATAGACAACACGGTCGAGAACAAGGCCGTGTTGATGTCTTATGACAATATCCACCTTTTGGACGCCCTTTTCTCGATGGCCGCCGAGGACAAGTGGAATTGCGACTGCTGGATAACCGATAATATCATCCATTTCGGGCGTTGCGAGTTCGGCGACGCCGTAAAGATAGAGTTGGGCGTAGAGGCTTCCTCTATGACCCGTAACGATAGCAAGGGTACTTACGCAACACGTATATACGTGTTCGGAGGTACCAGAAACATCCCTGTCAACTATCGTCCGGTAGATGAGCAGACCGTAGTCAACGGTGTCGTGCAAAAGCGGCTCATGCTCCCATCTGGGACACCGTATATCGATGCCTATCCCGGCATGACCAACGCCGAGGCCGTGGAGGACGTGGTGGTATTTGACGATATCTATCCCAGACGGATAGGTACGTTGTCGGATGTTAAGACCGTAGACAGGAACATAGAGACGGACGGCGAGGTGACGGGGACTTTCAAGGCTTATCAATACAAGGATACCGGGTTGGTGTTCAAGGATGAGTATATCATAGAGGGCGAGGGATTGAAGGTCACGTTCCAATCCGGGAGACTTAATGGCATGACTTTCGGAGTCACTTTTAACCCCGAGGGAGCGGAACCCGTCGAGCAATTATGGGAGATCGTCGCTAACGAGGATTATGGCCGCTTGTTACCAGACGATGTGATCCGTCCGGAGAACGGCGATAAATATATACTTTCCGGATTCAATATA